GCCTTGCCATAAACAGATGTCAGTGATTACTGGATCATCCGCTGGAGCCTGCCCCCGCGTAGGCGGGGGCGGATGACGACAGCAGGGGGAAGCCAGCTTTATGAAACTGCCGCGCAATATCGGCCCGGTCCATTTCGTCGGCATCGGCGGCATCGGCATGAGCGGCATCGCCGAGGTGCTGTGTAATCTCGGTTACACCGTGCAGGGCTCGGATGCTTCCGAAAGCGCCAATGTCAATCGTCTGCGCGACAAGGGCATCACCATCAATGTCGGCCACAAGGCCGAGAACGTCGCCGGCGCCGGCATCGTGTTCCCGGCGATTTTCGCCAACATCGCCAGTTTCACGGTGCCGGTCGGATCGGCACGCCTGCTTGCATCGGCGACACTGACGGCGTCGGTGGTGAACCGGCGCTGCGGGCCGCACAGGCACGGGGCGATGAGTCTCATGCCGTGACATCCCGTCGAATGAGTGCGTACATCTTTTCCTTGCTCGCGAGCGGCATGACGTAGCCACTTCCCCAAAGTTGATTGATCTCTACACCGACCGGCTTCATCTTACGTCGGATGCGCCAGACGAATTGATCTATGACACGAACACTCGGCATCTGGTCGTCAGCCCGACACCCATAGAGCACGGTGTAGATGCTGTCGCGCGTAACCATATTCCTCTTGTAAACGTGACCGAGGATAGTGGAGCAGGAGCGAGACAGCTTGAACTGCAATGACAGTCTGGTCGTGAAGTCCTCATCGACGCCGAGCAGTGCCTCCAGCTCCTCGATACGGTCGAGCAACGCCTGCGTCGTCATGTCGTTGGGGACTCGTGCGTTCATTGCGGGTGTCACCTCAGCACCCCCGGCAAATCGACGGAGGTGGCGGGGCAGCCGGGGGCAACGCGTCGAAGCGGGACTCATGTCGCGCATCAGTGTTGATACCCGCGCGGAAAGGTGCCGCCATTGGATATCAATCCAAGGCCACCTCCAAACAAACGCTACCTCTGCGAGCCACAGCAGAATGACAAGCATCAAGATGCTCAGGACATAGTTGACGATGTTGGCATAGTCCTTGGCCCAACGATTGACCGCTAGATCGAGTAGATAGAATACACCGATCAGGATGATGACGCCGATGGCGAACTCAAGCAGCGACACTGGTGCGATTGTGCCACCGCCGCCGCCACCGAAGAACGTTGCCTTGGCGTCTATCAGTAGAACCAACACAGGCGCAGCCACCGACCGCAATCTTGCCGATCTTCTTTAGAAAATCGTCTCGCGCTACCTTGTCGAGCGCGAGGAAGATCATGCCGACGATGACTGCCAGTGCGAACATTGCTATTAGGAAGTTGAAGAAGGCTGGTGCCATGTTATGCGTCCTCGTTGTTGGAGTCAGGTCCAGTAAGCTGCTTCGGCGCGGGCGGTCCGCCGAGATGTGGCGGCAGCGTCTTGCCCATCATGGTGAGGTGGTTGACCATGTCCTCAGGCGATGGCTCCGGCGGCTCCATGCCGAACTCGTCGATGGCGTCGTCGAGGCCGGGATAGGTGCCGTCCTCGATCAGCTGATTGACGCGCGCCTTGCGCAGCGCGTTCTCGTTGAGCAGTCCCATCTGCACGTCGAGGTTGGTCGCCTGCGCCTTGACGAAGGCGATGTCGGCCACCTCCTTCGGATCAGGAAGGTACAACGGCGTCCAGTCGTAGTACACGTTGGGATCGATGGTGCCGAGCGCGCTGATCTGCAGCACGCTGTCGAGCGTCGACATCGCCGGGCTGAACACCGTCTTCTGCTTCGCCGTCACGTCGTCGTAGTAGTTTCGCAGGTCGCTCTCGCCGCCGCCCGTGGTGCTGAGTCCCTTGCCGGGGCTCGATCCCATCAGTCTGCTGACCGGGATGCCTGCACCCGCGCTCACCAGCGTCATGAACTGCTGCATGATCTCGGGCAGCGAGCCGAAGCTCGACTGCGTGCGCTGCCACTCCTCATTGTCGCTGATCAGCAGCGCGTTGAGAGTTGACTTGCCGACGTTGGGCAGCCTGAAAGCGGCTGAACAATTTGTTGGTGCCGTCCTCGGTCGAGAGCTTCTTGGCCAGCTCCGGAATCTTGATGATGTCGACCTTGGCATCGTTGATCATGTTGGCGATGCCACCCTGCGCCATGCCGAAGTCCTTGAGCGTCTCGTCCAGCGTCTGGATCACGCTGTCGCCCCAGCCCGCGCCCATGGTCGCCAAGCGCCAGTCCGGCAGCTCGTTGCCGATGAACTCAATGACGCGGCTCGGGTGAATCCGCACCTGACCCGCGCCGTATGCGGCGGCGAGCTGATTGGACGTGCTGCCGTTGGCGGGTGCCGGTGCCACCACGCCTACCATCGGCGTGCTGATGGTATAGTACTCCGGTCGCGTGTACCACGGTGACTCTGCGTCGTAGATGCGCGGCCCGGCACTCAGCTCGTAGCGATTGAGCACCACGACGAAGCGAAGGCAGTCCTCGCTCAACTCGTCTAGGTCCACTGGCTCATCGGTCTCGCCGCTGCCGTCGATGCCCATCACCAGCGCCGCGCCGCCGTACAGTCGCGCCTTGCTGATTGCCTGTCGCATCTTGCGACGGATATCGAACTTCTTCTCCAGTTCCTCGATGGCCTCGATCTGGTCCTGCGTCGCCTGCCAGTCGCGCCACTCTCGCGTCGCGTCCTCCGCAATGGAATCAACCACGCGACGCGCCACCCAGTTGCTGCGATACGCGGCCTCGAGCTGCTGACGGTTCAGCTCGGTGTAGGTATAGCGCGCCGCAGTCGACGGGTCCTTGGCCGTGCCAAGGCCGCTGACGAGGTTGGTGAGACTATCCCAGAGCCATGCCATCAGATGTGCTCGTGCGCCTTCATCGCCATGTTCACCTGACCGAACGGATCGTCCGAGGTGATGGTGCCCAGCTCCTTTACCGCACCCATGAAGGTGGGCCACGCGATGTTCGCCGGTCCCATGCGCAGCGCGCCGTAGAGGTCGGCGAAGGTACAGGAGTCACCAAACTTGACCATTGCCTGCGCGATCTGCGGCAACGTAGCGCCGCGATGCAGTAGATAGCTGATGAACACCATGCCGCAGCCGATGCTGTCGGCGTTCTGGTCACTCGGGTCAGTGGCGTCGACGAAGTTCTCGAGGCCAGCCTCCTGCCACGACGGTCCAGTGGCGAAGTCGCTGAGCGCGTTGTCGCTGACCACCATCGCGCACCAGCGGCTCAGCGCCTCGCCGGTCGACAAACCACAGAGCTGACCCTGCATCGCGCACTCGCACAGCTCGGCCTCGAACAGCGCACTGCATCTCGCGCTGTTGCCATAGTCGACGCACACCTCGATGTCGCCTCCGGTGCGCCAGTCGCAGCCCAAGTGATCGGCACCCCCGGTCCCGTCAGTCGCACCCATCTCGAACAGGATCACACGAACGGGGGCCGGGGGGCCGCGCAGTCCAAACAGCGTGTTGTTGATGCCGACGATGCGGTCGGCGTCCGCGAGCAAGTCGGTTGCGTTCTTCTGCGACTCCGCTCCGAGATTGGCGTCGACGTAGACGCTGACGTTGGTCTTGCTGACGCCCACCAGCGCGTCGGTGCCAGCGAACGAGGGCCACGTGATGCCTGACGACTGTCCCGTCGGTGCAGGCGCGGGCTGCGGTGCAGGTGTGGGTGCTGGCTGTTGCGCGCCTCGCAACGCATTGATCACGTCACCGATGTCCTTGACGATGGTAGCGATGTCGACGTCGAGGATGTGCTGCAACTCGCTGATCAGTTGTGAGTTGTCGACCGAGGGCGCGGTGTTGCCAGCGGCGAGCGCGGAGTGCAGCTTGCCGGTCTGCGCGTGCACGTCGTGCAGCAGCGACTCCAACTTGCCGTGTCGATTGTGGTTGAACAGTCTGTGCGTCATTCGCTCGCTCTCCTGTCACTGAATTGTTGGCCCGGAATGCTGGCTCGCTCCGGCCCGGCGAGGGTGGTCGCTCCAGCGGTGGACTAGTGGATGCCGAGCTTCTTCTTCATCGCGGCGACTGCGGTCGCTGCGGTGGTGGTCGCGGTCGCGGCTGGCGCGGCACTCGACGTGCCCTGCGAGATCGCGGCGACGAGTTCGTTGGTCTTGCCCTGAATGTCGGCCACGAGAGCGAGTGCCTTGGGCTGGTCGATGCCAGCGGACGCTGCGGCTGCGGCCACAAGCGAAGGCACGCTGACGATGAACGCGGTCGCCGCGTTGATCTCGGTGTCCTCGGCAGCCACGGCTGCGACGACGTCGTCGATAGTCAGGTTTCCATTTGCATCGGGGGGCATGTGCTACTTCTCCATCTTGCTTGGTGACTCATGACTGTCGTGACGCTCATCGCTGGTGGCCACCATTGCCAGCGACGTGTGGAAAATCAGCTGTCGCAGTAACTCGCGGGATGGGCGACGCAGATGATGCTGCGCTCGGTCGACCCGATCACCAGCGCGAGCGAGCCAGCGAGCAGGGCGGCCACCACCAAGATCACGAACATGATTCCAGCGCGCAACATTCTCTTTTTCCTGCGTCATAGTCTTGGATCAAATTTCTTGTATGGATTGGCGTTCAGGCTCTTGTGCTCCTGCACGACTATCCAGACCAGCAGCCCTACGAACGCGGTGCCAAGCGCGAACAGCACGAGCAGGATGATGATGGCGACGCTGATCAAGTCCATCACACCCATTCCATCGCGTTGTAGACGTTGTCGCCGACCGGCCAGTAGCACTGCATCACGCAGTCCGCGAGGTTGGGACTGTGCGTGCCGTCCGGCTGCTTGTCGATCACCATTCTCATGCGCGTGCCCTTGCTCGCGGTGGGCTGGCTCAGCTCCTTCTGGAGCGTGCGCAGCAGCGGCAGGTCGCTCGGCAGGCTGATCAGGTCCTCCTGTGGGTACTCCACGCCCTCGGTCACCGCGCGATGCGTCTTCTCAAACCTGCGTCGAAGCTGCCACCATCCCTGCGCCTTGAGGTTCTGGTAGAAGTCCTTGTTGAGCGGAGTGTCCGGGTCCTCCGGCTCCACGCGTCGGTCTGGATGCAGCACCGTGGCTCCGGCGTTCCACGCCGCGAAGCTGATCCCCCTTGGCATCAGCCCATCCTCGTCGAGCCTGTTGACCTCGGCCTTGACGCCGCTGCCGACGCCGATGCAGTCGTACTGCACGCTCACGCGCTTGTAGGCGCTCACGCCATCAATGCACCTGCGCGCCGTGGCACCCGTGTCGCGCTCACTCCACTGCGTCAACTCTCGGAGAACCACGCCACGACGTAGACAAAGAGCATTACGGTCGCCCCCGCCGTCAGCAACATCCAGCCCAGCGTAACAGTCGTCATTGTCGTGCTCCTCGAACCCCAGCTTGACGTGCGCGTCGATCGCGCTCTTGACCCACTCTGCCGGAACCACTACGCCGTCGACGCTGGATGCGTAGTTGCGATCTACCTCCTGTCGGAACACGTGCAACAGGCCATCGTCGATGGCCTTGCTCTCGCGCTCGTCGTACCAAGCCTGAGTTTTCTCGGGATGATCGGACCAGTCCATGACGAACACGTTGGTCTTACCCTTGACCACCGGCTTGCCCGGCTCCCAGTCCGTGCCACCCTCGCGCTTGCGATAGAACACGTTGCCGAGCCCATTGACGCTCGACAGGTCGAACTGCACGCGCGTCGTGTCGCTGAGTGATGCCTCGATGGCCTCCGGGTGCTCGTAGTGCGCCGACTCGTCCTTGAAGTAGATTCTCGTTCTGCCGCCGCGTCCGATGTCGTCGCCACTCTCGCCAGTGATGCTTCGCCCGTCTGGCGCATGCACCTTCATGAACGCCATGTTGTCCTCGGCGAACTTGGCTGGCCAGAAGCAGCGCGGAATGGTGCGCATCTGGAAGCGAATCTTCTCGAAGATGCTGTCCATGTCACCAATCTTGTCGACGTTGGCCGCCTTGCGACTGCCCCAGCCGATGCGAGCACCCGGCACGAACAGAAACAGCCAGACGCTGTAGCTGACGCACAGCCACGTCGCGCCCATGTCGCGGGATTTCTCGACGAGGCCGTGTGCCTCGCGCTGGTAGCAGGAGTGAAGAAACTCGACGAACTCGCGCTGCCTGGGAAACAGCTGGAAGGGCATGGTCGTGGGACGACCGGTTCCGGCGTTCCGGGGGTCGAACGTGTCGCACCAGTCCTCGATGAACTCGACGGGATGAGTGGCATAGAACCGCTTGGCGCGGTCGAGGTCGATGGGCGACTGATGCAGCACGCGCAAATGCGCGGCGCGATCGATGCGCGCCTGATGATAGTCCGGCGGCCAGTTAGTTCGCTGAAGCATTCTAGGAGCCGACCTTCGTGCCGTCGTCCCAGACGAAGTCGCCGTCTGGAACATCTTTGAAGTCAAAGTGCGCGCCACAGCCGACACAGAACGTGCCGCTGTAGAACTTGGGGTTGCGTGCATAGGTCTCGGCGATGGACTGACCCATCGTGGTGGCAACACCACACTTCACGTGAACGTAGGTCCGGCGCACCGGACGCACAAAACCCTTCGCTCTCTCCTCCGACGTCAAGACGACGTAGTCCTTCTGCTGGCCGTTGGGCTTCATCTCGGTGTGACTGTGGTCCTCCGGCACAGGGGCACCACTCACAAGTTGTCGGTCACTCATTACCGTGCTCCTTCAGTTCGCTGCAACACGCTGCCAGCTCCTGATTGCGTCGCGCAGGAGGACGTAGTGTTCCTCCAGCTCCTCGGTCGGATCGAGCGTCATCGTGACGATCACGAATCCCGCCACATCGGCCACTGCGTCCAACACGTCACCGACCGTGGACTCTCTGCTGCTCTCACAGTGCGTGGTGAGAACCTGGATCAGCCCCCTGGACAACTCGTAGGTTCGCTCGGCGTGACGATTAATCATCCATCACCTCCTCGCTTGTCTCATTGTCAATGACGAGCGGCACGTGAGAAGTGGGACGCAGACGCAGCTTGTTGTAGTAGTCGGCCAGCTCCTCGTCGGACATCTCGTCCTCGTGCTTGGCGACTACCGTGTCGGTGTTGACCGTGTGAGTTATGCTGGCGAGCTTCGAGTGCACGAACGGGGCCGCGTCGCACGCGCACTTCTGCGCCTTCATGCGATACTCGCTCATCTCTTGCAGCAGCGCAAGAACCTCGGGAGCCTTTGCCTTTGGATCGTTCATCCTGTTCTCGATCCAGTTCATGGCCGCCTCGGCCTTCTCGTCGTAGTATCGCATGTTCTTCAGCATCACGTCGAGCGGGGACTTCCCGTTGACGAGTGCGCCCTCGGCGATAGCGCGAAGAGCACGAGTGCGACGATTCGTGCCGCCCTTCTTGCGACCAGCATTTGGCTGAGCTCCACCGAACTTGCGCTTCGTGATTTCGCCTGACAGTGTGATGATCTCCTGAAAATCTGAAGGAAAACGTTTCTTCCGGACATAGCTGCCGCACTGCGCTCCGAAAGCGCACGTTTTGCAGCGATCCTCGCCCGATCCCTTACGCGGCTGCCGTGAGATCGAACGCCTTCATCTCACGCACCATCGGCTGACCGAGGATGTGGAACAGAACTCGAACTCGCTCGACCGAGCTACCGGCCAATCCCTGATAGACACCCTCGCATCCCGCGAACAGACCGTTCACACCGACGACTGTCTCGCCGCTCGTGAAGGTGGGAACCACGTGATCGGGGTGCTGATAGTATCCACAGTCTGTCTCGAGCTCTCGGAAGCGCTCGACGTGCTCGTCTCGAATTCTCGATGGCTTGCCCTCGCACGTGAAGAGCGCACGAACTCCACGTGTCGAGTTCAGCTTCTTCCAGCCATCCAGCTTGGGGTTCACACTGACGAGCAGATAGTATGGGAATAGCGGAAGGACGCGACGAACGCCGTGGACTGGACTCTCGCGGTACATCAGGTGGAGGATCTCGAATCCCTGCTGCTGAACGTGACGTCTTGCGTCGGCGCTGTTCGCCTGCTTGGTCGCAAGAACTGCCCAGTGGTGATGCCGCCTGCCCATGGGTCAGCTACTTGCCACAGTTCGGGCCGATTGGCAAGCGGGGGTAGGCACGGGCGCTCAGGTGCACTCGGGCGTCGGGGTGCGCGCGCCGCTGCGAACCAGCGCGAGGGCGCGCAAGGACTACTACTACTACTACCTGACGCATAGCGCGTTGACATTGCTGGCGAAAACAGGTAGCACTTTGGGTAGCAGGTAGCACTTTCAAACTACTACCGGATCCATTTTAGCATACTAAGATTGGCCTGACACCCCCGTTACAACCGAAAAATCACCGCCCGAACTACTACCGATGCTACCCGATCGCTGCCGGTCCCAGTTCGCAGCAACTAACAACTTTGGCTGCACCAAAACAAGCACTTAGCCCCAACCGAGTATTTATTTGTCCAATGTGCGGCGGCGTGCCTTGTTTGCAGACAAAATTGCGTGCACCTTTGGCCACGCGTAACCAACACTGCACAGGGAAACCTCACATGATGACTCGACACTCTCGAGCGATAGCCCGGATCAACCGGGACCGCCGCGCGGCCTACCTCCTTCGCGACTACTTCGATCTGCCCAGAGGCGTGACCCTGATGGCCAGCCTGATTGACCGGGGGCTTGGACAGGCCGATCTGGTGCTGGCGCTGCTTCGCCTGCGTGATCAGCGCACCGCCTACAGTCACACGCTTCGCGTCTACGTCGAGCTGCTGATGGGTCACCCCATCGTGGTCGGTCCGTGCTGTCTCCTGCGCTATGGGCACGACACTCCTCGCCCCCGTGCCGTGCGCAGCGTCGACGATCGTCGCATCGTGCACGTGCATTCCACCAATCCACGACAGCCCTGCACCCCCGCGCATTTGCGCTGGTGCGAGTATCGCGTCGGCCGCACCCTCGGTCAGCTGTACGTGAGGGGAGTCACGAGACGCGACGTGCGCCGCGCCCTGCGCATGGGATGGATCAAGCTGGAGGAGATGGAGAATGCTTGATTCCTTGGAACTGTTCCTGTTTGTCGTGTTCGCCGCACCCAGCGTCGCCGTGGTGGCTCTGCTCTTCGTCCGATTCGTGCAGGGCGACGTGCTCAATCGCACCGGAGGCTGGGACGATGACGCTGACCTACCGCGCCAATAGGTCGGGCACCCTGCACGCCGCCTATAGCGGTCAGTGCAGGGTGGGGTACATCGAGCGACGACAGATCACGTCCCGATGGCTGTGGCAGCTCAGCCTCATTCGTCCGGAGGGTGGCGCGTTCTTCGGCATCGAGGAGGACGAGGAGTCGGCACGCGCTGAACTCGAGAAGAACTTTGTCTACTGGCTGGCAGTCGCCGGCCTTCAACTCAAGGAGATCAATCGTGCTGACCAATCAGGAGATCGAGGCCCACGTCCAGGCGCTGAAGAGTTGCGTTCATCAAGAACTTGCGGCCGAGAGTGGAGGACCTGCCAAACGTCGAGTCCGTCGCCGTGCTGCTGTCTAATCTTCTGCAGAACATCAGCGCCATCGCGGCGTCCACGGGGAAGTGAGAAATGTCCAAGAAAGTAAGGACTTCGCGACCGCGAGGAAGACCGCCGCGCAAGCGGCTGGGATTCAGCGTCCCCTGTCCCGAGTGTCGCGCCGTCAGTCGAGTCGTGCGCACCACCCTCGGCGAGCGCAGTCCAAAGAGCCGACGCGATCGCAACTACGTCGTGAGGGAGCGACGCTGTGCCAGGGGTCACAGATTCCGCACCGAGGAGCGAGCGCGATGATCAAGAGAATAAAGAAACCAAGGGTTGGTGATGACTTCCTGCTTCGCACTGATCAAGAGAGCCCGTTGAACTATGCTCAGGTCGACCGCAATGTTGTCTTGGCGCAGATGAAGCTTGATCGCCTGTACGACGAGATCAGGTCGCTTCACAATAAGGTCGACAGGCTGATCAAGAGGAACCCGTGACCGAGACGCCCAATGAGTTCGAGCCTTGACGACGCGCGGCCCCTACGCGAAGCGGACGCACTGCCGCAGCGGCCTGCACCTGCTGACCAAGAGCAACATCTACCTCTACCTCGGCAGGCGGACGTCAGGCAAGCCACAGCTATACAGGACATGCAAGAAGTGCCGCTCGATCCGGTTGCGAAAGAAATATGCGAACGACCATCACCACCGAAAGATGGAAAGAGAACGCGCCGCCCGGCACCGCCGCCACAGCAAGGACACCAGCACATGACCGCACTGGAGATTGCCACTTGGTTCGCGATCCTCGCCGTCGTCACGTGGCTGCTCCTGCGCTGGATTTTCAACCACTGAAAGATAATTAAGATGAGGAAGCTGCCAATCATTCGCCACATCCGATACCTCTGTCTGCTTCGTCGCGTCAATCAGCACTACGCGCTGTGGCGCTCGATGGGCTATCTGCCCGTCAACGCCGACTACGACTACGCGGTGCTGGACCGCGTGTGGAGGGGCGAGATGTGAGCAAGATCGACGGCGGCCTGCGTCAGCTGTTCCGCGCCAAGCTGCCCGGCTTCGATTGGGTGAGCATCGAGAGCGGCTCGACGGGTGGCGGCATTCCAGATTCTAATTACTGCGTCCGCACCAATGACATCACGGGCATCGAGGGCTGGATCGAGCACAAGCAGACCGATGGGTGGGCCGTAACCCTGCGGCCCGAGCAGGTGGGCTGGATAGCGCGTCGGGTGCGCTGCGGCGGTCGGGTGTGGGTTGCGGTGCGGCGGCGTACAGTGGGCGGCCCACGGCAGGGGGAGGCGGCTGACCAACTGTGGCTCCTGCACGGGCGGCACGCCGTGGCGGCCAAGGCCACCGGGCTGCGCGGCCCTTGGGCCACGCCCGGCACCGTGCACACGTGGCATGGCGGCCCAGCGGCATGGGACTGGCGAGCAATAGCTGCGGTGCTGGTGACGTAACCCCTAGAGAACGCCCCCTACCCGCAGCGCCACGAGCAGCATCGTGCCGAGGCTTGCCGCCCCCAGTGCCTGCACGATCAGGTCGCGCAGCAGTCGCCTGCGTCGCGCACTGTTCCTGTGTCTCCTCACATAGTCTGCAATTTCACGCTCAGTCATCATCGTCCATCTCCTCTATGAGTCCGTCCAAGAAATCAGCCCACACGCTGCCAGCCCTGTAGGCTCGCCTCGTCGGTGCACGTCCTGCGTAGCTCGGCGTTGAGCGCGCGGCTGCGATCATGCCCACTACGTACCATATCGACATATGACATGTATGCCAGTCGCAGGTGATGGGCGCAGTCTATCACGTGGCTGCTGTCTGGCATCGCTCCATCCTCCGCTTGAGATTTTTCGCCTGTATTTTCCGCCTGAACTCCTCGTCGCAGCGGTACTTCTCCCTGTACCGCTCGCTCTCACACACCTTGCAGTCCCGCACCCCCGGCCTGTCGCGCCGGGTGCGCACGGTCTTGTCCGTCAGCACGTGGCCCTGCCTGCACCGATCAGTCATCTTTTTCCCTCCGGGTAGTGCTTCTCGCCGTCGAACGTGATGCCCTTGCCATATTTCCACTCGAAGCACGTGCAGTCACCGCTGTCCGTTATGATGACTCGCTTCGTGAGACCGTTCTTGGCTGCCACGCTGTGGCAGTAGTGACGCGCCGCCTTCACGGCCTCCTCCGCGGACACGAACGAGCGAACGCACTCGCTCATGTCGTCGCCGAAGAACTGATAGACGCTGTATTCACCCGTCATAGCCTATACTCCTTCTCGATGACGTTGTTCGGATCTCCGGCGAAGTGCCACGGTCGCCACGTCCGCGAGTGCCAAAAGCCGCTCGCGTCCGCGTACTGCACGCGTCCGCTGTCGGGGTCGTCGTAGTGAACCCACGTGCCACGGCGGAAGTGACCGCGCATGTGAGCACGTCCACTTGGTGTGCTCACATGCGTGCTCGCCTCATGGCGCACCCGTCGCTTCAGGTCCACAACGTAGTAGTTGCGCGGTGGTGCCTTGCCATCGCGCTGCCGCTTGGCCACCAGCCCCGGTCCAGGCTCGCGCCTCTGCCTGACGGCGACCTCGGCGTCGATCATGATGCAGGCCACGCG